GATGAAATACAAGAACTCAGGAAACAGCTCAGTGGAGGTTGAACTCCTGTCCGACGACGTAGAAATACGCATCGGAGAAACCAAGTGGTCAGGCGTGGCCTACATGCGCGAGGGCAAGGCCAAGATCTACGTTCGAACGAAAGCTGAATTCAAAGCTAAGTTCGTCCTGATAGATGCGAAGCCCTAAACTTTACATCGCCGCACAAGAGCAGCTCTTTGCGAAGTTTCAGTCACGCTCCATCGCCATCCAGCATTGGAGCAAATATCTGATGACTCCCAAAGAGCTTGCTCTCCTTTTCAGCAAGTTAGAGAAATCAAATTCAGTCCTCTCCGAAATCGCCAAGACTGATCTTGGTCGAAGCGGGGAGATAGCGAGAAAACAACTTGGAATCGAATGAATCAATCAAAAGTAGATCGTGCGCGCGCATGGCTGCGTAACACGCCAGGAGCCGTCTCGGGTCAGAATGGGCATGGAGCAACCTTCGCTGTGGCAACCTCGCTCATACACGGTTTTGAGCTGAATGCGGGGGATGCTGAAACGCTCATGCATGAGTACAACTCGAAATGCCTCCCACCGTGGAAGCCGAACGAATTGGCGCACAAGCTCGATCAGGCGTCCAAGGTTTCGCACGACAAGCCGCGCGGATGGCTTCTGGAATCGCATCCCAGCATCGGTCAGGGCGGCACTCCAGTATCTCCAACCGGTAAGTTCGTGGTGCGAAAGATCCAAGCAATTCCGCAATCGGACTTTCGATTTTCAACCATAGATTTCTTAAAAGCCTGCTTTGAACCAGACGAAGTTGTCTGCATTTGCAACGACATCGTCAGCGACGATGAAGGTCGGACTCGGCCAAACTCCAAGGGTACATTCCTCAAGCGCGACGAATGGATTGAGAAGCATTTCACGCCGCCAATTAGTTCCATGTGGAACGGCCCTGACAGCCGTGGCGCATACGTCCGCGTCAACCCATGCTTCGATGAGAGCGGTTCTGATTCCGGCGTGGCAGCATTCCGCCATGTCCTCGTTGAGATGGACGAGAAGACCAAGGACGAGCAATGGACGATCCTCAAGGAGTCCAAATTGCCGATGTCCGTCGTCATCGATTCCGGTGGCAAGAGTTTGCACGGCTGGGTACGAGTCGATGCAGCGAACAAGGAGGAATGGAACGAGCGTCGTGATGTCGTCTATCGCCAGTTAGAGACGCTCGGCATCGATCCGAAGAACAAGAACGCGAGCAGGTTCTCTCGTCTTGCCGGTGTAATGCGCGATGGCAAGGAGCAGAAGCTGTTGGCCATCAATGTCGGGTCGGTCAACTGGGATGCGTTTACGGACTATCTGGAGTCGCAGGACATGCCTCAGGAGTTCTCGCTCGATAGCATCATCGAGTACGACCCTAAGAATGATCCTGACAATCTGATCGGCGACAGATGGCTACGTCGCGGTTCATCGCTTCTCTTTGTAGGCCAAAGTGGTTGCGGCAAAAGCTCGATGGCCGCGTATCAGGGGATGAAGTGGGCGTCCGGTGAAGCGTGGTTCGGCGTAAAGCCTGTGCGCGCGCTGAAGGTGGCCTACATCCAAGCCGAGAACGACATTGCCGATCAGCATGACGCACTCAAAGGCGCTGCTCAGATGACGTTCGGAAAAGAGAACTGGGAGCGAGGATTGCGGAGTGTTGACATGCTCTTCTTCCGCGAAACGGTTCGCACCGGAACAGACTTCGCCACAATGCTCCGCCGTCTCGTTCGCAAGACCAAGGCTGACGTTGTTTACATCGATCCGCTGCTCTCCTACATGGGCGGCAATCCTGCTGACATTGAGGTATGCGCGAACTTCACGCGACATCTGCTCCAGCCGATTATGATGGAGACAGGCGTTGTCCTGGTGCTTGTCCATCACTTCCCAAAGCCGAAGGGCAAGGACGACAAGCCGGAGAGCGTGGCAGATTTGGCCTACTCAGGATTCGGATCATCGGACCTGACCAACTGGGCGCGCGAGGTGATTGTGATGAAGGAGGTTGGCTTCAACAATCCGCGCAAGTTCATGCTTGGCATGGCGAAACGGGCAGACCGTTCCGGCATGACAGACAAGGACGGAAAAGTCACCGGATCGATTATGATCCAGCGTGGAACAGGCGGCGACATCTCATGGAACTACGCGGAGCCTGAGAAGTTCGTCGTTGATAAGGAGTCGGCGAAAAAGCCGTACTCCAAAGGACGATATCCTAAGCGTTAGCCTTCTCACGCATGGCGCGGCGACGGCCTTTCGCGGCGAGCGATTGGAACTTCGCCTTGCCGAGCTTCTTACGTCCGATGTAAGCGGCGAGAGCGCCAGGATCTTTCACGCCTTTCTTCTCAAGCTCGCCAACGAGCTTCTCGTAACGTCCGCCACCACCAAGTTTCATCTTGTCCATAAATTTACCAGAGGTTTTTGCAGGCCCAGTAACGAGCCGTGGTTTTATCTTTTGCTGTCTCGCAGTTGTGCCGCGAGCGAAAATTTGAGCGTCGAGCGTTGTTCTTGTGCTTGGTGAAATCGGAATACCGAACATCACCGAAATGCACAACAACCACGTTCCCTTTCGAATTCTTGACGAAGACACTTTTCTTCTTCGGATACGGAGTAACACCCTCGATTTTTCGAGGTGAATTGAGCGTCACCTTACGACCCTTGTAGGTGTTACCCTTTTTGGAGAGGGAGGTTTTCATTAGAATCTAGGCCGAGCAGGAACGCCAAGCGTATCGTCAAAAACACCACGCTTATCTTCAGGCAAGCTGGCCTTAGCCTCCTCTGACTTTTTGTTCAGATTGTCCCATTCCCTGTTGAACTGAAGCAAAGACATGTTTGAAGCCTTTGCAAGAGCCTCGGCCTGAGGAAGTGTCAGGTTTGGTTTAAGACCAGCAAAGGTTTGAGGTAGTCGAACCGCGCTGCTCAAAAAGTTTTGAACGGTAGGGCTTCCGACCAAAGCATCAACAACCCACCTAGCGCGAGTGGCTCGCATGACAGAATTGGCCAACTGATCAGGCTGAAGTCGGCCACCTTGAGCAGTCAGATTTCTAGCGCGATTCCACTGCATGTAATCATTGATCATGTTGAAGTCGTTAGGCTCCAGAACATCACGAATGATCTGCATGCGATTCGGATCTTGAACGATGTCATCAAGATTCTGAATTCCACGCCTGAGATTGGCAGGCCCAGTTTCAGAAACGTGATTCAGAACCGCAACCGCTGCATTGGCTCTTACTGCATCACGAGTCGCCGGATTGAGTTGGTTCAACGCATTCTGAACAACCTGCGGATTTTCAGATCGGAACACGAAATCCCTGACAAACTGAGACGGATCGACATCTGGATTGAGCTGGTTCCGCTGAACTCGACGAGTCGTGGCGTTGAAAAACTCTTCAGCCCTGTCTCTGGCCTGCCTCGCAAGATTGGCAACCGTGTTGCGAAGAGTTGGCGATGCGATGTTTCCGATGTTGTCGGTGATTTCCGTCAGCGCCTGCGGATTGATTCCAGTGGCAACCGGAATTGACATGCCAACATTTTGAACGCGAACGGCATCGTTCAGAATTGATTGAAGCCTGTTTGCGTTAGCTTCGCTGCCAGTAACAATGTTTCTGACCGCTTGCGGAAGCTCTCTGAAGTTGTTCGAAAAAGAGGAAAGGCTTTCTGTTGGAACTCCACCGATGTCAACCGTCCCGGTTCCACGCAGAGAGTCTATGAATCCCCTGCGAATTTGATCGAACTGGATTCTTCCCTGAGCGGTTTGGGTCAGCAGATTTCGAATAGATTCAAATCCAGCCGGTGAACTAGCCAGATCTGAGAAAAACTGCTCGGTGTTTTGATATCCACCATCTCTCGCTGGAATGGTTGCCCTTCTGATGATCGGGTTATCTTGAAGAAGATTAAACCTGTTCTCGGCAACTCCCTGAGCAGCAACAACTTCGTTTTCAATTCCAAGCCTTCTGGCTGAAGCGAGTTCCTCTTGCTTCAGTGCTGACCGAAGCCGACGAAGTTGATTCTGGGCAACGCCTGGGGCGAATTCGTCAAAATAATGAATGAGCCTGTCAACGGATTGTCGAAGGCCGACCATTTGCTCGAACGTCTGTGGGCTTCTGGCGACATCAAGCAATGCCCTAGCCCTTGACGACGCCTCGTTAAAAAACTGAGAAGGTATGCGCTCTACAGTGGTTGTCGGTGTACCGCCAATGATTACAGATGGAGTGGTCGTAACCCGCTCCTCCGTGGCCAACGTGGAGAGGATGTCGTTGATTGTGTCAGACAGATTTTGACTTGGAACAACTGGAACTTCAGGTTGGCCACCAAGCCTCGCTTCCCTAGCCGATCTTGCAGCGTTGTAGGCACTGTCAACAGCACCGCTCAATCGCTGCTCTTCACCCCTGATAAATCCGACAGAATTGTTCGCCGCGTCCTGAAGCGACGCAGCCCTGGGAGAGCGTGGAAGAATACTTCCGATAACGCCCTCAACCTCTCCAACGGCTTGTCCACCAGCTCCAGCAGCACCTCCTCGTAAAGCCTGCCTTGATGCAGCTTCAGCGGCCAGAACCTCTTGTTGAGCAGCTTGAGCGGTTGCTCCTACCTGTTGAGGCGGAATACCAAGCTGACCTCGAATTCGTTCTGGAAGAGCTTGCTGGGCGGCAAGTCCGCTTGATCCAGGACCAAAAGTTCCCGGAACATTTCGGCCAGTTTGCTGAGTGGCAGTCAACGGAGCTGTTCCAGGGCCAAGCGTTTCTTCAAGCCTTTGCCCAGCTTGACGACCCTGCTGAGCGATTTGCTCTTCCGTGGTTAGCTGTCGGGCGGGTCGAGCAAGCGCACCAGTTGCACCTCCGGTTACAGCACCAAAAAGAGCGGGAAGAGAAATCTCGCTGCCAATTTCTTCAAACGTAGGAAGACGACCTTGATCGATGTATTTTTGAAGAACATCGCCAAATGCAGCGGTTACAGCGTTGATTCCAGCTTGAACTGAACCTTGAGCAAGTCCGGCGGCTACAGGTCCGGCAGTTCCTTGAAATGGACGAAGGATGGGAGTAGCGGCAACGACTGCCCCTTTCGCTACTTCACCAAGTTGGAATTTTTCTTTTTGTCCAGATTGGACCTCTATCGCCTGTTTAACAGCCTGACCAGTCGCTCCTGCTGTAGCCATTGCCGCTGCGGTAGGAATAGCACCAAGACCGCCAGTCATCAATCCCGCGACAGCGGGAGGAATCAACTCTGCACCTCTGGTAAAACCCTTCAATTGACCGCGAGCTTCAGCAGCACCTAACGGAGTAAGCTCTCCAGAAGGAGCAATTCTCGCTTCTGTTCCTTCCATGAATGGAGCCACTTGTCCTGACGGTTCAGCCATGCCAGCAAATGCACCAGCAAACCGCTCAAACATTCCAACCTTGCCTGCATCCTGAACCGCCTGATTCAACTGAGCAGTCGATCCGACAGCGGCAGCAGCTTCAACCTGCGGAACAGAGGGCTGGTTTGGAACGGCATTGCTAGACGTCATTCGTCGAGCGACTTCAGCTTTCAGTGTCTGAAGAAGCTCTGATTCTTGTTGTGAAAGTGGCATAGATTATTGCTTGGCTTCCAACTGCTGAATCAATCTCTGCATATCTTCAAGACTCATCGAGTCGGTCGATATCTCCGTAGATTGGAACGAAACACCGGGAGCGGAGTATGCAGCAGTAGTTCGCGTTCCAAACGGAGTCGTAGACCAACGCTCGTAGAATGACGGAAGAGCCTTGTCGATGTTTCTCCCAATGGTTCCACGCGCACTCCGTTCAATTCGATTCCTGAATCGATCAAGTTTGATGAGCGAGTTTTTGTCGAAAGATCCGCCGATTTCCTGAGCGATTCGCTTTCCTTCGCTCTCGGTGACGTTTAAGCCTGAAGTGGTTCTTGCGGTACGATTGACAACCCCCATGAAGTCGGCCAGCAATCCTAGCGCCTCCTGCTTCATTGGATCTTTTTCCGTTTCAATCAACGACCGAATCTTGACTTCAGTGGCAGGAATCGCCCCAAGGAAGTCAGTGAACTTTTTGCCGGGATACTGCTTCTCAAACGCGGCGATTCCGTCTTGAAGAGAGTCAATCGTTTCCATGACGGCAAACTCGTCCTCCAGCTTTGTGGCCGTCTTAGCTTCAAGCGGCTTGAGACGTCCACCTCCGCCAATAAATGTCTGCCTCAGTTCAGCTTCCTTGACTGGCGTAAGCTCTTGTCCAGAAGCTGCTGCCTTAGCCTTAGCAGCTTCAATAAACAGATCAGTATTCTTGCCGACTGATCCGGTCTTTGATTTTTCGAAACTTTCGGCAGCAAGAAGAGCTTGAGGAGCAATTTCTTGAGGAATCTGCCCAGAGTCGATCATGCTCTGAACGGTGTTTTTTCCAAGACGCCCCAAAGTTCCAAGTTTCGACGCTTTCCCAAGCTGCTCTTCTTCTGTGCGCTTTTTAGAAATTAACGCATCATCAATGACGTAATTTCCATCAGCGGTGCGAGTTAATGCGCCGTATTTTCGAGCTTCATCAATTCGTTTGCCCTCAAGCTGATCAGTAAAAGCGGCAAGTTTTGCCTGCTTTTTAATCAGTTCAGCGCGAGCAGAATACGGCTCAAGGCCGTTAATGAGTCGAGTAGCCTCCTGATTGAACTGCTTTGATTTGAACCGAGGAAGCGCAGGCATGGCGGCACCCTCTGTCGAGCTGTTCAAAAAATCTGAAACTTGCTGGTTGAAGTTCTGAAAAGCCTCATATTCCTGATTCTGCGCCTCTGACTCTGTGAGCGCATCAGCATACGCCTTCGACTGAATCTTATTCTGAAGATCCGCCTGACGCTGGCGCATGATCTGATCAGCAGTCTGCATCTGGAACTGCTCCATCATCCGCTTCTGCGTCTGCGCGCGGTCGTAGAGGCTTGCGCCTAGCTGAAACGCTTGAAGAGATTGGTCGGCCATAAGATTTAGAGTCCGAAGTTGGACGAGCTGTATTCTGGGAATAGGCTGGTAGATTGCGGCCCTATTTCAGAGGTATTTGTTCTCGGAAAAGAATAAAGCTCAGGATCGTTCTGGGGATTGTAAGACGACCTTGGGCTTCCCTGCATCCCCATCAACCCACGCTGTGTGTACGCGCCACCAGCGAATCCGCCAGCAGACGAAATCGCGCTTCCGATAGCAGCCATCGTAGGATCAGGCATCGCAGCCACTTGAGCAGCTTGCAAGTCACGATTGTACTGCTGCTGATTTTGCTGCTGCAAAGCTCCGATTCGCTGAGACGGAGTGATAAACATGCTACTCACCGAGAACGGTTGAGCCATTCCAAACGCCCGTTGTTGCTGGATGAAGTTCTGAGCTTGCGCCAGACCTTGGTTCTGGATCTGCATCGATGTCAGACCAAAGTCGCGAGCTGACAATGCTCGGCCCATTCCGCTTCCAGCGCCAAACCCTCCGCCAAGCGCGCGTCCAGCGGCGGAGCGTTGAAGCTGAGATGCAACATCTTGAGAAACCTCGCCGCGCAAAGCTGACCCAATGTTCTTACCAGCCTGTTGAATCAACTGGTCATAGCCAGGAATTGCGCGACGAAGCTGCGCCTCAAGCTGAGACTGCTCAGCGGCGGTAGTCTTTTGAGCGAGTTCCGTGGCAGGTTGAAGCGCTTCGATGTTCTGCTGAATCGCTTGCTTCTGCTCAGCTTGAAAATCAATCGGCTTAAATGCTGGAACTTTTGGCTTGCTGCCCTTGCTCAGCAATCCGCCAAGCAAGCTCGTTCCGCCAAGGATTGCCGCACCACCTAGAATAGCTCCCATAAATTAAAATACCTCCTTCACAAGACGATTGCCGTTCTCAATCGAGAACACCTTCTCAGGTTCGTGACGTTGGATGTTCATGGTTACCAAACGTGCAGCTTTTTCCTCTGGAAAAGCTCGCTCGTTCTGGAAGCAATGAACCCACACCCGCCGCAAAGTATCCACCTTAAAAAGCTCGTTCTCCTCGATTGTCATCACGCCGTGCAAAGATGCCCATGCATCCGCGTACTCACGAAGCGCTTGAACTGAAGGAAGGTGAACCTCGTAGCCGAATCGCTCAGCGCATTCTTTGGCCGACGCTTCTGCGTCCTTTTTGACGTACACCTTCACCGAATCATGCACGACTGCCTTTGGAAGATATCCGTAGGTCGAGCAATCGGCGACGTACTTATAACGAGTCCGATACTCTTCGATGGACTGCTTCCAGTTTGGATCAGTCGCACCCTGCTCATGTAGGCCAAGGCAATCCGCTTCCAACGAGAAAAGGACCGACATGAATGCCGATCCGAATCGAGGCAGACCGCAAATTTGGAAGAGCTTACCTTTCATTTTTTATGCACAAAGAAGTCCACGCGGCAGTTCTAGCCAAGATGAAGATGGCCGACTCAGAGTTAGGAATCATCCCCAGCTCACTGCAAATTACTGCGGTATAAAGAGCTGCATTCGGATGAACATCCTTTCCGGCCTCTTTCATCCATCCGTGAAGCTGTTCGATCCGAGCGTTCGCGTTCGGGAAGTCCGCAGCGATAATCTCACGCACACGGCTCCATGCCGGATCGATCCGATCCTTAAAGAACGAATTGCCGAAGCCAGGAATCTTCATGCCAGCCTCAATGGCCGACTTCAACGCTCGCTCATCGAATCGTTCGTAAACGAATCGAGCAGGACTAATTGGGCCGTGAGCATCACCCAAAGTCAGGATTGCCGAAGCGATTCCATTAGTAAGCTGGGCGCTTCCAAAGAAAGCGTTTACCGCAGCGCCGGAACTAGCGTTCTGATTGTTCCGCGCCGCCATGTCATGCGCGTCAAAGACAGCCTGAAGCAACTCCAGTTTTTTCGGAGTCGCATCAGCCAGCGCAAAGTCGATGTTGAGGTTCAGAACCATTGCGAGAATCCACCGCCATTCAATCCTACACCGACCATGCGTATCGTTGCGACAGCGTCGCCCAGATACTGCATCGTCTGCTCCTGCACAGCTTGAACCGCTTTGGCTTCGTAGGCCACTGCTTCCTGAATCAAATCGTTTTCTTCCTTTCGAATGGCCATGACCATCAGCTTGATGGCATCAGCGCACGGAGGAATAAGGTAGTCATTGACGCTCGTCGCGTTGATATGACGCATCTTCGCCATGACCGTCACCGGCTTATCCTCGTCGTTGTTACAACGATCTGTCAGGTAACTGCGGCGATACTGCGGCAAAGTTTCATCAGGGTCGTAAACTGCCAGATCCGTTTCCAGGGCAGTCGTCGCATCGTACTCGTACAAGCGACTGACCGTGTTCGTCGCCTCTCGGATGACGCCGGTCAATTCGGTGAATTTCTTCGTAGATTGAACGTACGGCAAAGCGAGCGTCAGCTTTTCTCCGTCAATCCACGCGCCACCGGATTGCGTTCGAATCCACTGACCGTTCTGATCAACACCTTGCAGCGTGATGGTTTTGCCGACATCCGAAGCGTCGCCAGGGTAGACTCGAAGATAGCTGTTAGTACCACCAGACATGTCGCGGTAAGAAACCACAGTACCACGATCAATAAGCTGCTTCCCAACGCACACTTGATTGCCATTGAGAAGTCCATATCCGGTTTCCTGAAACTCGAACCATTGATTGCGAACCGTTCCGACTCCGCAGCAGTCAGCCACAGCCTCGATGGTTTCGATCTGTCGCGGCCAAGTGATGCAGCCACCTACGGTGTGAATCGTGAAGCGTCCGTACGCTCCAGCCCACAACCCCTTGTGTAGAAGCCTTCGACACGCCTGATTGATGTAATCATAAACGCGCTGATCATCGACACATGTGCCGATGACCCGAGCGATTGTGGAGCGAATGTCCTGAACGATTAGCTTCATTTGGTGTAATAGACTCGGCCAGTTCGCTTGATAAAGTAAACACCGTAAAACGGCGGCAGGTTGTTATGGGCCGCATCACCCCCAGTGGATGAGGTGGCTACATTCGCTGTAGTTCCATACTGAACACCGTTGGCTCCGCCGTTATTTGCATCCGCAGTTACAAGCGGGAAGAAGTTGTGAGCGTGGGCAGGCATCTCAGGAACTGTCAGCGTGTGCTTGTCCTCGCCGACAACAGAAGTTGTGGTGGTAGTTCCTTGAACAGAAACAGCGCCGCTTGCGGCAAAAGCACCAGCACCGACCGGGAATCGAGCGTCAAACGCGTTGTCAAGTTGCCACATCGAACCGGCGTAAGGATTGCCAGAGTAGACAGTTCCATCTCCGCCATCGTACGACAGCACATCAGTGCTTGTTCCAACAAAAATACGACGCTCAGAACTTCCAGCCGCAACCGGATTTTGGCGCGCCCAATATCCGCCGTTGAACACCCACCAATCCCCATTCTCATCCAACCACGGATAAACCTGATTGTTCAGCGCAGGAGTCGTCGAACCAAAGTTGAAAAACGAGTTTCCAATCGCGCTGTTGAACGTCGCCTGAGTGCCGCCGATGATATCGTTGGCCAACTGCTGATAGTTGGACGGACAATAATTGTACGGAAGGCTTGGAGCTGTGAGCGTGATGAGCGTTAGATTTGCCATACTATTCCGATGAGTAGAGAAGTGGATTTATGTCGCAACCTTCAAGAATCTTGCACCCCTGGAATGTCCTGCACTCGCCAACGGCAGATTCCTGAACGTCGTAAGCGTGAACTCGAATGCTCTTGATGCGGCAGTAACCGGAAATCGAAATGTTGAGCTGAACCTCGTAAAGATTTCTGGTCGGAGTGCTGATCGTGGAATTACACGGGATATCCGTAGGAGTCGGCAACCGCATCTTCGGCCTGTACTGAGGCTGAAAGTTGCTTATCGGACAAAGGTTATCACACTGCGTCGTAATCGCGCACTCACTCCATTCCGCCCATTCAAGCCAGCTAGGGTACTGGTCAGGACGATACTCCACGTTAAATCCGACGTTGCCATCTAGCGAGTCGATGAAAATGTCGCCCGAATCGAGCTTCTTCAGTCCGAACGGAAGCTCGAAATTGTAGGCGCGAGTCTGAACCAACCATTGAATCTCCTTCTTTGGATCGGATAGATTCGAATCGAACTTGCTGGTCTTGCTGACCTCCCAAATCTGGATTGTGTTGTCCGATCCGCGAGCGATTGCGAAACAAGCGTCTCCGTAAGCGTTCTCGGTCTTGAGAATCTGCAACACATCCAATCCGGTCCAGATTCCAGCCCAAGCAGGAGGAAATTTTTTCCTCAGCGAGGTAATCAGATCGAAATCAAGAACCATCAACGCCTTGTGGATAACTCCGTCAGCCCTGTAACGAGGCTGTCCAGTCATCAGCAGACGGTTGTCGAACACGACCGCAGAACTGGCCCACAGCAAATTCGTCTGATCGTTCTCTGCGATGTTTAGGATTTCGTTGCTGATGGGTGTATTCCCCCAATCGTTGAACGAACGACGAGCGATGATGAACGAGCGAACTCCATCGACAGCTCGGTAGAAAACGTCTCCGTTAACCGTGATGGCAGACCTAGAGCCAAGCGCGCCACTGGTCAGCAAGCTAATAGCCTGAATCGGATAATTCAGGTTCTTCCAAGTATCACGATCTACTGGAGCTTGGATGCTGAAGACGTATCGCGGAGTGAAGATAAGAAGCGGTCCTTGCCCAAGCGACGTATCTGGATTGCCGGGGACGGCCATTGCCGTGATGCCTCCTGAATCCGACGGAACCGCGAAGTCTCCGCCCTCATTAAGGAAGGTATTCTCGGTTTCCTTGAGAACACTGGCTCGCGTTCCATCCCCATAAACGATGTCAGTCGCTCGAAACGAAAACCCGTCAGGAAGCGCGTACCAGATGCGTCCATTGACGTAGGACATAATCTTCCCGGTCTTTATTTCGTCGTCGGTTGCGCGGCGCAGATTCGTTCCGTTGAAAATCAACGGCTTGCTGAATCCATCTTGAATGACGACAAAGTTCTCCGCTTGAACCATCCATCCATCAAGCAGGTTGGAAGGATTCTCAAGATTCGGAGAAACCGTCAAATTCTGGGCGTTATTTTGAAGGCAGTCGTAAAGCCACACTTTACCACTGATCAGCATCAGAATGAACGTCTGACCGTTGTCTCCGATGTACGGAAGCGCGCACTGGAATGTGCCTGTCAGACTTTGAGAGCCATAACAATTCTCCGACCATCCATCAGCCGTCACGTTGGTTTGATCCGCCGTAACTTCAGCGTTGTCCGCTGTAATCGTCGTGCAGAGATTGTAATCCTTCTGAACGAAACCGGGGCGAGGAGAAATGAAACTCTGCCGGAAGCTGGCGTTCACCGCAAACGCCACCTGATTCTTGTCCACCTCAGACGGCATGACACCGGCATCAATGCCACCTTCAAAGGTGACAGATCCGTCCGTGTACCTCCGTGGTGCGCGTTCGCTCATGGTTTAAGCCTGAATCCGTTGGATTGAGAATGAAGCTCCCTCTCGAATGTAATATGTATTTAGAGAACTAGTCGTAACTAAAACCTCATAGTAATCACCAATCGATGCCTGATCTATGTACTGAATAAAAAATGGTCCAACTAAACCCGTCGAGTTTGTTGACTGAATATTTGCAGGTCCAATATCGGTCGTTCCATTTTTTCTAATCTTAAAAGAAACCGTAGATGATGTTCCCGTATCTGCACTTAACATTAAGGCAACATCTATTCGGTAATAACTTGCAAGAGCTGCCGTAAACCGACCTGTAGCCGCAGTAAATCGTGATGCGGTATCAATTCCAGTCCAAGATCCAGACGGAAATTCTGTCAAACTAAACGGATTCTTAGTTAAACTCGGGCCGATTTGCGGCGCACCAGCACCAACAGTTCCGCTTACCCTCCGCGTAAAAGTTTCATAAACGAACGCCGCCGCAGCTCCCGTGGCAGCGATTGAAATAGTTCCAGCACCCGGCGTAATCGTGATGTTCGATCCTGCGGTCAGACTTGCCAGCGTGTATCCCGTTCCATTGCCAATGAGCAGTTGGCCATTGGTTGGAGTGGAGGACAGATTTGTTCCACCCTTCGCAATCGGAAGAACCCCACTGATGTCCGCTACAGGAACAGAGGCAACAGTCGAAACAGCACCAAATCCAACAGATCCTTGAGTCTTGAGGTAGCCAGCAGATAGCGAATCGAGAGCAGTCTCGTTCGTCAGCGTGGCGTCTGAAGTGCGGCAAATGTACGACGCGCCAACCGGAGCGCCGCCCGACGCACCAGGAGCGCCAGTCGCCCCAATCGCACCAGCCAGAGTGATAAGGGAATTAGCCGGAATCAGGGTGGTTGGAACAGCGTTGGCGATTCCAAGGACACCCGCAGCAGGGTTTTGAAGCGTCAGTTGCAGTCCATCAACCGACAGCACCTGCATGTATCCAAGACCCTGAATCGATACGAAGAACTGGCCAGCAACCGATTCTGGCAGAAATTGGGTATTATCTACGAAAACAAGGACGCTCGACCCAAGAGCCGGAACAAAAAACGAGGCTGTCGTGTAGGTGAACGAATCGATTCCGTTCGTGCCATTCGTACCGTTGGCTCCCGCAGCCCCTTGAGGGCCGGGGATATTCACGACTACCGGCTCGGAGTCGCAAGGCTGGCAGCAGCCGGATGAAGAAACAAGTTGCGACGGCATAATTTTCCTTTCGCAGAACCTCAAGTCCAGCGAGAACTATTGCAAGGCCAAACTATGGCAGAGCAAGCGTCTGAGCATCCACTTATTCAGCACAAGTATGGAATTCGTTCACCGGTCAAGATTCCTGACCTTGAGCTAGAGCTTTACGCATTCCGAAACCGGCTACAGCCAAACGAAGGCGGCTTAGGCACTTTCGATCATTTTCGTAACGCCACGAAAATGTTATGGCCGAAGATGAGCTGGAACCCGTGGCTGGAGGCTCAAGTCGAAAGTCTCTGCGAACATGACTACGTTGGCTGGGCGGGATGCGGCGCGAGCGGAAAGACTTTTGGAGCAACACTTTTCGCGACAGTCTGGTGGCTGGCCAACCCTTCCAAGACGACCGTCGTTCTGACATCCACGACCGCGAAGATGATCCGAAAGCGTATGTGGGCCAATCTTCAGGATCTTGTTCGGAAATCGCGCGGATTCCCCGGTAATATGGTCGATTCGAAGATGGCGCTTCAGGCCATCAAAGGCGACGACCGTCATTCGATTTCAGCTATTGCCGTCGCCGAAGGCAACACTTCGAAGGCAGTGGCCAACATCCAAGGTATTCACGCCGAGCGAGTGATGGTCATCATCGACGAAGCGACGGATACGCCCGAAGCGGCTTTCGAGGCTTGTACCAACCTTTCCAAAGGTTGCCGCGAGTTCAAGATGCTGGTAATCGGCAATCCGGCATCGAAGTACGACCCACACGGTCGATTCTGCACACCGGCAAAGGGTTGGCGCAGCGTAACGATTGAAGATCAGCATTGGCTGACCGAACGTGGCATGTGCCGACGATTCGACGGCATGAAGTCGCCCAACATCAGCGAAGGGCGAACGAAGTACCCATACCTTATAACGCATGATCAGGTGTTATCCGCTATGCGACATGAGGGTGAGCAAAGCCCTACGTTCTGGAAGTACACGCGCGGATTCTGGAGTCCTGACGGCATGGTCAAGACGGTGCTGTCCGAATCACTGATCGAGACGCACACACCTACAAGAAAGTTGGTGTTTACTACGAATATTCAGTCGGTAGCCGGTCTTGACCCAGGATTTGGCGGCGACAGATGCGTTCTCCGCTTCGCCAAGGTTGGCACAGCAAACGACAAAGTAAGCATACTTTTTGGCGATGTGGTTCAGATATCTCCAAATGCACAACTAACTGAGCCTGTTCACTACCAAATAGCCAACCGTGTTAAAGAGGAGTGCAGCAAGCGCGGCGTGTCGCCCGACAGGTTCGCCCTCGATTCAAGCGGTGAGGGTGGTGGTCTTGCGGATATTCTAACCCGCGAATGGGGCGTCGTTCATCGCGTCGAGTTTGGCGGCTCTCCGTCAGCCATTCCGGTCAGCGATGAAGACAGTCGGCCATGCAATGAGGCATACGACCGCAAGGTGACTGAACTGTGGTTTTCGATGCGTAAATGGGTTGTCGAGGAGCGTGTTGGAGGAATGGACATTGAGACTCTTCAGGAGTTCTGCGCGCGCATGTTCGACGATTCCAAGCGGAAGATATCGGTCGAATCCAAGACCGTGATGAAGCAGCGAACCGGCAAATCGCCTGACTTGGCCGACGCAGCTACAGTCTTGCTTGATCTAGTTCGAAAAACCGCTGTCCTCGAACCGCGAGCAACCAGAATGGATAAAGTCTGGGAAAAACTCGTTCGGGATGCCGATTCAATCTACCACGACGAAACTATCGAAGAATGAGCAAGGTTACTGGATACAAGGTTCTCAACGAACACATGGTCATCCCCGGCGGATGGCATTACCGAGTGCCAGAGACTGGCATCGAAATCATGGGAGGATCATGGCCGCAGCTCCATGAGTTCGTTCGCAACCATTACACAGCGAACGCCATCGCCGTACCGAGCAACCTTGACACTTTAATCACCGAATATGCGTGTCGTAACGGTGCAGATTGCGCCTACAACGAGGTTGAACTTCCAAAACCAGAAGGCCGAAAATCGCTGCAAATTGGAGATGTCATCCGATTCAGCATGAGTTTGCTTCATGGCCTAACAGTCGGCGGCGGAAAAGTCGATCAAGCGGAGGCAAATCGACGCGCAAGCATCTGTTCAGGATGCCGTTTCAACCGGAAGCCGCTCGGATGCACTGGATGTAATGCTCGCGTTCTAAAAGACGCCGTAAAAACCTTCTCACAACACGGAAATACGCCGTATGATGAGCAGGTTCAGAGCTGTGAATTTTGTGGTTGCTTTATCAGGAGCATGGTGTGGTTTCCCATTGAAACACTCCATAAATTTACGGACGCTACAGAGAACGAAAACCTTCCGGCTCACTGCTGGAAAAAACGACCATGTACGGAAACCTAGCCCAACTGCCGCTTGAAACCATCAACGAAAACGGCAAAGCGCCTGAAACGCGCATAGCCGATGCGGCATCAGCTCGCGAAATTTTCCAGAAGCTGATCATGGCCGATCAGTTGCGGAACGTGACGCGCGCCAAGTTGCGCGGTCTTGTTGATGGCAATCCTCCGTACAATCCTGCGGAACTGCGTCGTAACAACCAAGCGTTCCGAACCAATGTAAACTTCCGCGAGTCGGAAGCGTTCCTCACGTTGGCCATGTCTGCCTTCTACGATGTGTTCGCCGAGGTTCCGACCTACGCCAACATTCGCACCGCTTACGGCAACGACATGGATAAGCGGGAGGAATGGTCGAAGATCATTACCGAGGAATTCGACCGTCTCCAGAAGATGGACAAAGACTTCGACTACCTCATGCAGCTCTCGCAGCGTGAGATGGTCCTTATTGGCGATGGCCCGTTGATTTTCGAGGACAGCACCGATTGGCGGTGTAAGGCCATCATGGCAACGGATCTTCTCGTTCCAGATGGAACCAAGTCGAACGTCAGCGACTGGAAAGTAGCCGCTGTCCGAACCCGCATGGGTGTCGATGATCTTTTTGAGAAGATTCAAGATGAAGAGGCAGCTCGCGCCGCCGGTTGGAACGTGGATTACGTTCGCCAGCGTATTCGCGCCGCAATGCCCGAGCCGTATCGTTCTGGTGTTCAGTACGACTGGGAGTTCTTCCAGCGCCAGCTTCGCTCGAACGATATCACTTTCTCGGCTCGCTCCGAGGTGGTCTTGATGTGCCACATCTTCTACAAGGAGTTCGATGGTCAGATCAGCCATGTCATCATCGATGAGCGTGACAGCGAGGACTTCATGTACAAGAAGCTGCGTCGCTTCGGCCGGTGGGAGCAGGTTATCCATCCGATGTACTACGACCGTGGCGATGGCGAGCATCATGGTGTAAAAGGCTTGGGCATCAAGATGCTCCAGGCGATGGAACTGAAGAATCGTCTGCGTTGCTCGATGGTTGATAGCGCATTCGCTCGCACCCAGATTCTCTTCCGACCTCTCAACCCGAACGCTCTAAACAAAACGAGCGTCGTTCAGCAAGGACCGTATGCTATTCTCCCGCCCGACTACGAAGTCATTCAGCAGAACATTGCTGGCGTTCTGGACGCTCCTATGGCGGTCAACGCTGACCTTGAGAATGTTCTTCAAGGCAACCTCTCTCAGTATCGCCAATCGCTCAACAAGCCGTCGGGCAATCCTCGTACTGCCACCGAAGTCCAAGCCATCGTGGCACAGCAGTCAGCAATCGGTAAGACGCAGTTGAGCCGGTATTACAACCAGTTGGATTCTTTCTTCGAGGAGCGGTACAATCGCGCCTCAAACCCCAATCTGAACCCGATTACAAAGTCGGACAAAGACGCCATCGAATTCCAACGTCGATGCAAGGAGCGTGGCGTTCCGGTTCAGGCGATGATTGACATCGATTACGTTGAGGCGACTCGTACGGTCGGCCAAGGTTCTCAATTCGCGAAACAGCAGCTTCTCGGGACTTTGCTCGGTCTTGCCGGTTCTCTTCCCGAAGGCGGAAAAGTCAACCTGCTCAAGGACTACATCGCCGCTCAGGTTGGCCAACAAATGGTTGATCGTTATTTGCCGACTCAGATGCAGTCTGCTCGCGTTCAGGATCAGGCTGCTCTTGCTGTTCTGGAGCATTCATCGTTGCGCCAGGGCAACATGCCAATCGTCACCGACACGCAGAGCCATATCATTCACATCGACACACATCTGGCGGCTGCAAACGAGGCTGCTGCATCGCTTCAACAGGGTGGAAATCCGCAGGAGATTGTCCTCTTCCTCCAAGGCGTCGGTCAGCACGTTCAGCAGCACTTGCAGCGCCTGTCCACCGATCCTTCACGCCGTCCGCAGGTCGAGGCTTACACGCAGCAGTTGCAGATGCTTAGCCAGACCATCGAGCAGCTTGGCCAGTTGATTCAGGAACAGGCTCAGGCAATGGCGCAGCAACAGCAGGCGATGGCGATTCAGCAGGGTGTCGATCCGAAGACCGCTGTTCTCAACGCTGAAGTTCAGGCAAAAATCGCTCGCCAGAACGCCGAGGCTATGGCCAACATTCAACGTCAGAACACGAAGGCGATGGCAGATTTGTCACGCCGGAATGCTAAGACCACCGCTGATATTCAGCGAGCGAATGCAACTGCCGAGTCCAACTTGGCGCGACAGGGATGAAAAACATACACTTCGTACACGGTCTTCACGACGACGGATTCAACATCTGCGAGCGAATCGCAATCGCTTCGGCGTGGATAAACAACCCCGACTGGAACGTGTTCCTGTGGACCCCGCAGGAGCCTACAGGCGAGCAATGGGAGAAGCTGAAGGCGAAGGTTCCAGTTCGGGTGATGCCGATTGGAAACCCTAAGACGTGGAATGGCAAAAATGTCCCGCAGCATCAACATCGAGCCGACCTTATTCGACACACCATCTTGTACGCAATGGGCGGCGTCTACGCTGACACTGACACCATCACGGTTGCTCCGTTTCCTGAAGACTGGCTAAACCATGACACTGTAATCGGTCGTGAATTCTGCGGGGACGAGCCGACCATTGGCCTTTGCAACGCAATCATGTTCTCGCAGATGCACAGCCGGTTCCAATGGAAGTGGCTTCAGAAGTGGCAGGAGTTTGACGGGGGAGGGTGGAACGAGATTTCTGTCCAGTATCCGTGGAAACTGCACAAAGAAAATCCGGGGTTAGCCAAGGCTGTTGATTTTGAAATGCTTGGGTTCATGCATTGCGGCTCACATAGGTATTGGGATGGAATCCACTCTCTGGATGGCTGTTCCATTGCCCACTTGTGGCGCACCTACCATGACCAAAAAATGCGCGCACTCACTGAAGCGGAGATTCTAAAACGCGAAAACACTTACTGTCTGCATGCTTCAAAATATCTTTGATCGAATCTACCTGACAGACGAGTGGAATGGAGGATCTGGCCCAGGTTCTCAGCCACAAAACACCGCAAAATACGTCAAGTTTCTCAACTCGTTCATCCGAGAAAACAAGATCAAGTCGATCTTGGATGTCGGCTGCGGAGACTGGCAGTTGATGTCGATGATTGATCTGTCTGGGGTTCGCTACAAGGGCATCGATGTCAGTCCGGTTGCGACGGCATTCGCGAAATCAAAAGCTCCGCTTGGAACCGACATCAGCACCGATAGCATCGAAGACATTCAAGAATCGTTCGACCTCGTTCACATCAAGGATGTTCTCCAGCATCTGGAGTTTTCTGAGTGCCGAAGAATCCTTGAAATCATCTCGTCCCGACACAAGTCGGCGCTTGTTGTGAACGAGCATCCTCCAGCATCGAACGACATCAAGAATGGTCAGTACAGGCCGTTAAGCATTGTCGCTGAACCTTTGTGTTGGCCACGGGCAACGGTCATCAAGGTTTTCACGAATCCGCTGTTCAGAAAATCAGTCACCTACATTCACCCAAAATGACAACGTATGACGCGCTTAAAAACTTCGTCTCTGAACAGTTCCCAAAAATGGGCGGCTGGTGCGATTTTGAAAAAGGCTTCGAGATTGGAAAACTTGTCATCGACAACAAGCCACAGCGAATTGCTGAGATAGGCGTCTTCGAAGGCAAGTCAACGCTCGCCCTGGCCTACGCCTGTAAGCTGAACGGAAGTGGCACGGTTTACGCCATTGACTCTTGGAAGAAAGAGGACTGCATCGACGACGAAAATGCAGCCAATCAAGAATGGTGGGCGACGCTTGATTTGGACGGCCATTACGAGGCTTTCGTTCGCCACTGTGTCCGCGCAGAAGTTGTTCGCTATATCCAATTCTGCCGCATGTCGTCTTGGGATGCGTCGCGATTCCTGCCCGACATGGACATGGTTCACATCGACGCCAATCACGCCGAATGGCCGTCTACGAGCGATGTCGTCAACTGGCTTCCGAAGCTCAAGGTTGGCGGTTACATCGTGATGGACGATGTGAATTGGGAATCGACGCAGACTGCGATTCGATTTGTGGAAAAATACTGCACCCTGATTCAGCGGCATGACCTCAAAGAAAGCGTATTTTCAATTTATCAAAAGACCAAAAAATGATTCCAATTGTCATCACCCAGCGCGGCTCTAAACGCATCGATTTTGTAAAAGAAAGCCTCAAGAAAGCTGGAATTGAAAAGTTCAAGTTCTTCTACGGTCTGAACGGTGCAAAGTCTGGACTTAAGGCGACGATTCCGTACACCGAAGATGATCCGACAAATCCCTACTACATCTGCGCCAAGCACATCGGATGCACCATGTCGCACATCATGCTCTGGAGTGCGCTTGAGATGTCCGAAGGTGAGAACTACTGGTTGGTTCTTGAGGACGACGTTGTTTTCCGAGATGGGTGGAAAGAGGCAATCGAGCTTGCGCTGAAGGAGGCTCCAAAAGATTGGGACATGATTTTTGCCGGATCATGCTGCTCCGTCGGTCGTGTTGAGGAAAAAGTTGGCCACAACTTGTATCGCTGCCATCCGCTTTGCACTCACGCCTATCTTGTTCGACGGAAAGCGTTGAAGCCATTGCTTGAGACGACTGTTGAAATTTCGGCTCACATTGATTTGCTAATTTACTTCAAAAGTCGGCATCTTTTGAACTCTTACTCCATCCTCCCAAGGGTGGCCGACCAGTTCGAAACTGAGATTCCAGATTGATTGGCGAATTCAAAATGAAAGACATCATCCGAGAGCTGTCTCTTAAAGCACTCAAGCGATTCGCAAATGGCGGTGATGGCCAAGCGGATCTTCTGAATGAAATTGAGGATCTGAAACGAACGCTTGAGATTCGAACCAAAGAACATGAGGAGCATTTGACCGAGGTCCGCGAGGAGCGCGATCATTGGCTTACTCTCTACGATGAAATCAAATTCGCAGCAGAATTCCTAATGAGCTACGCAAAAAATGACGTTCCCAAGTTGGCCGAACAGGTTGACTGGGAGGTGGGCAAAATTGTCCTGCCTGAAGAAACTGGAACCTATTACTTCAATCCTGCAATCGTTCAGGAGCCTGATGGTAAGATCATGCTTTTCGCCCGTCGCTGCCGTAACAAGCGCGAGAAGGACGAAGACGTTTACGTCGAAAAGAATGACATTGTTATTTTCGAACTCAGCCAGAATCTGCGAGCTACCAAGAAGGCCCTGGCAACGCTGATTTCTCATTATCCGAACGAGCAATTTGAAGACCCGCGCGTCGTAAAGTTTGGCGACAAGTACGGACTTAGCTGCTGCACGTTCGTCCCATTCAAGTCGTACGCGCACCAGGGGATGTTCCTGCTCGATAAGCAGTTCCTAAACGTCGGTCGTTTCGATCCGATCTACGGAAACAACTACGCGCAGGCAATGATCAACGATGGCCATGAGAAGAACTGGCTCTACTTCGTCCACGACAACGCGCCACACATGGTGTATTCGGCCAATCCTCATGTCGTAGTGCGCCTTAATGGGCGTCTTGAGAAGGAAGCTGAATACGTTACCGACGAGTTCAACCCTCTTTGGAAGTTTGGAGAGGTCCGAGGCGGTTCAAACCCAATCTACGTTGACGGCCTGTACTGGACCTTCTTCCACAGCTCTTTGCCGTGGATAAACAAGAAACGTCGCTACTACATGGGCGCGTACGCATTCGAGGCAAAGCCTCCGTTCCGCATCGCTCGGATGACAACTTTGCCGATCCTGACCGGAACAAATCAGCAAGACTGGTGGCCG